AAGATAGATCCAGACTGCGACCTCTAACAAATGGGCCTCGATCATTAACGACAACAGTTGTGCAACCATGGTGACAAACTCTTAGGTGAGTACCGAACGGGAGTGTGCGATGTGCTGCGGTGTGGGCACCAGGGTTGAAAACCGCACCTGACGCTGTGTGTCTGGAGAGACGTTCACCATGCCCATAAAACGAAGCAACCATACGGCTACCGCCAGTAGAGTGATAGTCATTATCATTGCTTTGAACGCTGCGGGCATGTCTACCTTTTCCTTTCACTGTCTGAGACGGTTGAGACTGACCGCCAAAGACTCCACCGAAAAAATCGGATAATGGATCAGCGGCAGCCGAAGTTGTTAATGTAATGAATACGGCTATAGTTGTGAACACTTTATTCATGATATACCTTTCAATGATTGGATCTGGATCATGGATTCGAACCACGAATGTCGCAGTCAGAGTGCGAAGTTTTACCAGTTAAACTAATCCAGAATGGATCGGGGACAAGGACTCGAACCCTGATAGACAGAACCAAAATCTGCCGTTCTACCAATTAAACTATCCCCGAACAATGTTTGGTGCCGAGGGTAGGGTTCGAACCTACCGTGCTATAAGCGTCCGATTTACAGTCGGGTGCCCGTCCACTCAGGCGGCCTCGGCATAATGGTTGTTCCACCAAGAATCGAACTTGGATCTATCGATTATCAGTCGATTGCACTAACCGTTGTGCTATGGAACATCAACTATTTAACTTTAGACCAGTCAACGGAATTTCATATGCTTCCACTGACATAATCTTATAAACTCCTGGACACATAGCAATGAAACTCTCAACACCATTCCAATTCATGAATGATGTTTGATATGTATTGCTACCACTCTTAACAAACACTATAAACTGTTTGCCTTCTTTTGTCAAGTCAATCATATCAATACTCCAGACGTTCTTGGTTACATTCAAAAGTATACCAACCTTCTGCACGGAAAGCATCGATGATACGATGACGATCTTCGAAGATGGCACCAACCTTGTAATTAGGATGACGCTGTAGCCAATTCTTGATAATCTTAACCTTTAGCGTATCATCATCTTCCCGATTACCAGCAGGACGCATGAAAAGGTTTTCATCAGGAAACTGGAACTCAATATGACGATTAAGCCACTCTAATGAAACCTCACGGAAACGCTCATCACGACCAGTAACCACAATAAAGGTATCATCTGTCCGATCAAATGCTAGAGCATGAAACACATCCAGAACTGCCTGATATGGTTCATCCAAATGCTGTTTAGCAAAGAACTCATCCCATTCCTTTTTACCATCCCGCAAGTGTTCCCAACGATGGTGAACATTAGCCAGAGTGTTGTCAATATCAAATACCCAAAGTTTATTCATTCCGATTTCCTTTCACATTATGTCTTATAATAGCACAGGAAAGACGGAATGTCAAGCCCTGATGTTTACATTCATATAATGGAGCCGACTACCGGAATCGAACCGATATCAGAGGACTACGAAACCACTGTAATGCCATTATACTAAACCGGCGTAACTGGTGCTGTTGGTAGGATTTGAACCTACGACCTTTCCCTTACCATGGGAATGCACTACCCCTGTGCTACAACAGCAAATATGGTACTGGGATCAGGTATCGATCCTGAACTACAAGTTCCACAAACTCGTGTGCTACCACTACACTATCCCAGCAAATTGGTGCCCTCAGTCGGACTCGAACCGACAAATCCATAATTTTGAGTCATGTGCCTTTACCAATTTGGCCATGAGGGCATGGTGCGTCCCCTTAGAATCAAACTAAGTCCTACGGTGCTTCAAACCGTCGTGCAGATCACTTACACCAGAGACACATAAATGGCGCTCATATCCGGATTTGAACCGAACTCTTTACCTTGAGAGGGTAACGTCCTGACCACTAGACGATACGAGCATGGTGCCGGTTAACGGAATCGAACCGCTATCAGAGGACTACGAAACCACTGTAATGCCATTATACTAAACCGGCGATATATTTGGTGGAGGATATCGGAATCGAACCGATGACTCAAGCGTGCAAGGCTAGCGTTTTCCCAACTATACTAATCCCCCAAAATGGCGACTCGTAGGGGATTCGAACCCCTTATCTCTGCCGTGACAGGGCAGCGTCTTAACCAACCCGACTCACGAGCCATTAAACTTTGGTGCGCCTGGCAGGACTCGAACCTGCAAAATCTGGTTTCTAAGACCAGCGCCTTTACCAATTTGACCACAAGCGCATAATTGGTGCTCCGTCGAGGAATCAAACCTCGTCAATGCTAGGGTGTAAACCAAGTGCCGTCTCATCTGGCTCACGGAGCGTTTTTAATCGTTTTCTTACCATTGCTTCTGTTATACCTAACATTTTGGCAATGGCAACATTAGTTAAACCTGAATTTTTCATATCTAAAAGGTTGACCTTTTCCCAATCAACCTTTCTTGTAGCAACCTTTTTATACTTTTCATAATAGTTTTCCGCAAGAATACTATTATAACTTGATTGATACTTTATGTCATATTCGTGTGCTTCTCTATGACAATTGGCACACAACAGAACACACTTTTTTAGTTCATCCAATACTTTTCTAAAGCCCGAATTTCTAAACACCACACCATGTTCTTTTTCGGATGAATCAACGTGATGGAACTCTAATGCTTTGGAACATTTATCATATCCACAACATTGACATTTACCACCCATTATCTCAATCAAATAGTATTTTACATCGCTTCTCCAACGACGCATTTTTTCAGTATTTTGTCTCGCCATAATCGAACCTCCTGTTACTATTATTTAGTAAAGTTCGACTTTTGAGATTGGCGGATGGCTGATGTGTCGATCACCATGCCCGTTGGGCACCCTTCGCTTTCGAGGCGAGGACAGAGGCCGCTCTGCTTAACCATCCATTAACTGGCGGAGTAGTAGGTATCCGACACCTATTCCCTACTGGGAACCATCCGCTTTCCAAGCGGTGCAGACTCCTTGCCTGTTACTTACTCCGTGGCGGAGGACGACGGTCTCGATCCGCATATCCCTAAGGATACCCTTGGTTTAGCAAACCAGGACAAGTCCCACCTGCTTCATCCTCCGTGTATTCTTACATACCAAACTGCTTCTTTACAATAGCAACAGCAGCCTCAAATGCTTCGTCTAACTGACTATCAGTAGGTGCATCGCCTAGAATGGCTCGCATTGCTGCTACTGCTTCTGCTTTAGTTTCTTCTGTAATCTTAAACATATTTTCCTCACTGACTTGCTAGAATATTAATATCACTTACAATAAACCCTACCACAATAGCGATAGCGAAGAACAAAGAAAGGCGAATAATAGCCTGTAGTTTTAACTGTTCTCTACTCATATCTAGTCACCTTTCTAAATGGTCAGGGTAGCAGGACTTGAACCTGCAACCTTCCCGCCCCAAACGGGATGCTCTACCAATTGAGCCACACCCTGATAAAACTGGCACCAGTGCTAGGATTTGAACCCAGACGAACGGTTTTGGAGACCGCTATGCTACCGTTACATCACACTGATATTGGATGCGGACCCATGAGTCGAACATGGCTCTCTTGCTTATGAGACAAGAATGGTCTCCGGACCACCTGACCGCAAAACTGTAGCGGTTGAGGCAAGGTAGCCTCGTTCATGTCTATACAACTTAGACAACCGATCTGGTGCTGATAGTTGGAATCAAACCAACCTTTAAAGCCTTATGAGGACTCCTCGACATCTTGCCGACCTACCAGCATATTGGCGTTCCCGGAAGGACTCAAACCCTCAACCTCTGGTTTCGTAGACCAGCGTTCTATTCAGTTGAACTACGGAAACATAAACTGACGATAACTATTCGAACTTCTCCATCTGCCGATGGTCCGTCATCCGGATTGTTATCGTAGGTGTGTCTCGCAACACACTGGACCGTTCTTACCAACGGTCTAGGGTTTGGAGCGGGTGACAGGAATCGAACCTGCGACGAACAGTTTGGAAGACTGACACTCTACCTCTGAGTTACACCCGCATATTGGAGGATCCGGTCGGGCTCGAACCGACAACCGTAGGATTAAAAGTCCTCTGCACCACCTATTGTGCTACGGATCCATGATTGGTGAACCTGGAAGGACTTGAACCTTCAACATACGGATTAAGAGTCCGCTACTCTACCAATTGAGTTACAGGTCCATATCTCTCGGGCTGCTACCACACAGCCCTTCCCCAAAACCGCATGTGGTAGGTCGGCATATGGGAGTATGCTTGGTGACCCCTAGGAGAATCGAACTCCTCTTACAAGATTGAAAGTCTCGTGTCCTAACCGATAGACGAAGGGGCCGTATTGGCTGGAATGGCAGGATTCGAACCTGCGACCAAGTGATTAACAGTCACCTGCGCTACCGCTGCGCCACATTCCAATAAAACTTACAAACGGAGGAGTTAAACTCCCCCAATAATTTAGTCTACCGTTTTAGTAAGTAGACGAGAAATATACTTTGCTACGCTTTCGAAAACATCTGCCAACGTGTAGATAACATTTTCAAAGTTATCAGGAGCACGAATAGCGACTGCTTCTGCACTAATCACATTCGCAACAACAGGTTGAACCTTAACTTTGTTACGACGATTGCGACGTTTAGCCATAAAGATTTCTCCATTTGGACGAAATGTCCTAATGAAATTGGAGGGCTGCCCCGGAGTTCAACCGAGTTCCCAAGGATTTGCAGTCCCGTGCCTTAGCGTCCGACCCGCAGCCCCAACTATAACCATATTCAATTGTCAAACAGCGTTTTTATACTCTTTGAATTTGCGCTGTATAGATACAGTGCCTTTTGACTTCAAACGAGCATAATCTCGGAATGCCGAGCCATCTTTATCGTGATACTCTTTACGATAGTTAATCCGACCATTACGGTCAGAGGCTTCAACTATCCAAAAGTAATCTCTTTTAGTGTTTTCCTCTCTCATCCGTATGTCTCTCTCAATCATTCGCTTACTATATAGCACTCAAACCCCAAAGTCAAGAACTTTTTTTAGGAAAAAGTGCGACAAAATGACGCACCCTTATTCTATAGACTTTGTAGCCTGTTGACATTCATGGTAGGGGCACCAGGAATCGAACCTGATCATCAGACCGTTATGAGCGGTCGGCCTTCCCACTTGGCTATACCCCCATGAAATGGCGGTCCCGGGAGGACTCGAACCTCCAACAACCCGCTTAGAAGGCGGATGCTCTATCCAGTTGAACTACGGAACCATTTCTTTATTGTCTGAATAGTATATATGCCACGAGACGAAATGTCAAGCACTTTTTTAGGAAAATTCCATAGAAAAAGCATCATTAATATTCCCGGGATTAGTTTTCCGAACCATGAATGATGGTGTGAACCCGGAAAAGGCACCACCACTATCTAGGAACTTACAATATGCAGATGCATCTTCCTCAAAGAAAAACTCAGCCACAACTTGAGAAGTTGGTTCTTCGTAAACAAGCCAAAGCAAATCATGTGTGTTGTTAAACTCAGGATAATATGTGTATTGCTTCTTCATACTTTCAATCCTTTAAACTTGTTTGTCTTGTTTTGCTGCTGTGATCGATCCATGACTGGTATCTCTTCCTGTCCTGAATCCGCTAAGTCCTGTGCTGATGCTTCAACATCATACAACTTCATTCTTGCTCTGTCAACCCCTATGACAAATCTTTTATTCAATCCT